AGAGCCAGAACCAGAACTAGAGCCAGAACCAGAGCCAGAACCAGAACTAGAGCCAGTTGTTGTAGCTGAACCTGAACCAGAACCAGAACCAGTTGTTGTTGTAGCTGAACCAGAACCAGAACCAGAACCAGAACCAGAGCCAGAGCCAGAACCAGTTGTTGTAGCTGAACCTGAACCTGAACCAGAACCAGTTGTTCAGCCAGAACCAGAACCAGAACCAGTTGTTGAACCAGAACCAGAAATTTCTGTCCCATCAGTTCCAAATCTACTTGATGCTATCCCATCCAATTCAACAATTACAGTTACATTTGAAGAGCCTCTTGAAAATGGAGGAAGTCCAATTTTGAGTTATCAATATTCATTAGACGCAGGATGGAGTTCAAATGATTTAGAACCACCTTGTGTTTCATCACCAATGGTAATCACTGGACTAGCTAATGGTAATACATGTACGCTTAAAATTAGAGCAGTTAATGCGGCTGGTCCAGGAGAATTCTCAAGACCTATTATAGTAACTCCAGAAGAATAAATAAAAATATTATATAAAAACATAATAAATATATTTTTACGGTATATTTATTATGACGACGATAGGATTAACTGAATATAACGAACTTATTAAAACAATAGTCAATGATATTGTAGTAGAAAAAAAAAAAGAAAATGAAAACGAAAATAATATATATCAAGATATCGTCCCCGAATCAAAACAACAAGATAATCGTGTAAGTTTTACAGAAACTAAATATACAGAAATGAAAACATTGGATAACGGATTTTTACAAAAATATGATGTAAAATTATACGGTTCAGATAAAGATAATTATGATATAATCAACGATTTTTTACAAGAAAATCAAAGTGAAGAAGCATTTTATATAATTGATTTGGGAGAAATCGTCAAGTCGTATAATAATTGGATAAGAATGATGCCAGACGTGAAACCATTTTATGCTGTAAAATGTAATCCCAATCCAGTTATATTAGAAGCATTATCCGAGTTAGGTGTAAATTTCGATTGTGCTAGTGAAAAAGAAATCCGTAATATAATTGATATTACGAATGACCCTTCCAGAATAATTTTCGCAAACCCCATCAAAATGAGTAGTAAAATCCGTTTCGCACGTAGTAATGACGTAGATATATTAGTATTTGATAGTGAATATGAATTATTCAAAATCAAACTATTTCATCCAAATGCGAAATTGATTCTGCGTTTAGCGGTAGATGATAGTCATAGTATATGCCGTTTCAATTGTAAATTCGGTTCAAAACTAAACGAAGTAGAAGAATTATTAACAATAGCGAAAACATTAAAGCTCAATATCATAGGTTTCAGTTTTCACGTAGGAAGTGGATGTTTATCACCAGAACCATTTTATAATGCTTTATCAGATTGTAGGAAAGCAACTGATATAGCATTAAAACTAGGATTTAATATTTCGATTATTGATATAGGAGGAGGATTTCCAGGTGTAGATAAAAAAATCCGATTTGAGGATATAGCAAATCGAGTAAATGACGGAATTCGCGATTTCTTTAACGAAGAAAACGCAAATAAAAAAATACAATTCATTGCGGAACCTGGTAGATATTTTGCCCAAAAGACACATACATTGGTTATAAACGTAATTGGAAAAAAAGTAGTTTATGACGAGGAAACACGCGAAAAAATAAACGTATATTATTTGAATGAGGGTACATATGGTTCATTTAATTGTATTCAAAATGACCACTATCAACCGACATTATTACCATTCAATGAACAAAAGGAGACGTGTTTTCGAAGTAAGATTTTCGGTCAAAGTTGTGATTCGATTGATGTAATAGCGAATGATATTTTGTTACCGGAATTAGCGATAGGAGAAAGTTTATATGTAGAGAATTTTGGTAGTTATACGCTGAGTGCGTCTAGTGCTAATTTTAATGGGTTTACCCCAACCAGTAAATTCAAATATATTTTCAAGGACCAAGTACAAAATTAGGTTATTATATTTGCCTACATAGCATTTGATTGTGACATATTATTTATAATTTCTTGGTCTATTAAATTACCGTATATTTCTTGTGTATTTTTTCCTTTATCATTAGAAAAAACCCATTTTGAATAATATACTGGTGAAAATAATTGTAAAAAACTAAAAAAATAATTATTAGTAATACATGGCACTTCACCAAATAGGTCAAATATATATCTATTCGCAACGGCAATAGTATAATCAGTTTTATTTTTTACTGCGTGCCAGTACCATGCTGGATTAAACAAAAAATCGCCAGAATGTAGAAGAGCTTCATACCGTGGAATTTTCAAAAATGGATTATCTTCTTTTTCTGAGAAAAAATCATCATCTGAAATAGCAAATAAACCTTTATTGCTAGTTTGACATTTGATTAAGGAAGTATATTTTGGATGAATAAATCCCCAATGTTTTGTACCTTTTATATTAAAAAAGAAATTTACATTACTAGCACAATGTAATGAAGTGCCAGTGTTTTTACCGCCTAAAAATAGTTGTGACATAAATTCATTTTTTCTTTTTTGTTTGAAAAAAGATTCGTTCATTATTTTTGACATTTTATCTAAATTCAATTCGGTTTCGGCTTGTTTAGATACAGTAAATAATTTTGAAATATTATTAACATATACAGGTTCTCCTTTTCTTATTCCCTCGCATATTTCATGAATAGTACATAAATTATTATTTTTGTTACATTTTTTAAGCGCTGTGCTATTATTTTTAGAATAACTTACTATTTTATCATCAGAGAACGCAGGGACTTCTATGTCACCATATTCATTTTCAAAATAATCTAAATTCCATTTTTTTACACAATCAAAATCTTTGATTAGTCCTCTAATAATAAATGGTTCAGTGAAATTTTTTGAAACTTCGGCTACTTTTTCTTTTGTTAATTCATTTATATGTATTTCGGGCAAAGGCATTGATTCAATCTTAGGCATTTTTTTCAATCTTTCAGAACGATTATTATTCATGAAAGTAGTTAAAAAATAATCTGTTTGTGAAAGTCTATTATCTTTGTATTGTGATTCTTCTTTGAAATTATAACTATGTCTATTCAATAAATAATCAATAGTATATGCTAAATAGTAAGTAGTATTAGTAAAATAAAAAACAACAATAAGTAAAACAATTATTACGTATAATGAATATTGTATAATATTATTCTTATTCAATTTATTTTTTTTCTTTTCCATAAAATATATATACATATAAATATATTTTTACAATTGTAATTATAAAAATATAATAGTAAAAGGGCAAATATTATATCAAATCATATCAAATCAAATCAATAAAAATTTATACATACGATGGTAAACTATCAATATCCATGAGGTTCTCGATATTAGTATCAATATTATTAATAGGAGTCAAGAATTGTTTGAAAATATCGAATTCTAATTGATTATATGGAGTATGTTTATGTACAGTACGCGCGACCATTTTGTATAATTTAAAATTAGGATATCGTTCCTGACCATTACGTTTATACAATACATTTCTACCAGAATCATCTAAACACCATCTATAAATTGTATGTTGTAAGTCATCGAAAGCATTAGTATCATTATCGTTATCAATAATAAAATCATAGATAGAACAACCGAGACGACATAAGTCGAAACTATAATTAGGTTCTAAACGAGGTTTGTTCTCATTAAAATAAGGTTCGAAATTATATTGTCCGTTAGCATCACCGCCTAATGAGAAACTATCACTACAATATAATTTTCCGTTGAATTTATAAATGGCACGACCAAAATCAATTAATTTATAAATGCGACCGAATGTAGGGACTTTGTATGATTTTCCATCATAACGGTAATATAAAAATTCGATATCAGTATTTATGAACATAATATTATTAGTATGTAAATCATTATGTGTGAAATGGAATAATTTTTGATAACATAATAGTGTCATGATGATTTGAAAAAGACCACTGGTAATCTCTTCTTTTGTAATAGACGAGCTTTCGAATAATTCATCGAATGTTCCGTCGCATTTTTCTAGACAAATAAGTTGTACTGGAAAATTATGAATAAACGCATATTCATTTTCATTTTCAGTATTATCGTTAGATGATGAATCGTCCGTTTCCCATTTTGACTCATCATATGAGTCACTATTGTTATCCTCATTATCACTTGATTCATCGCCCGTAGAATCATCGCCCGTAGAATCATCGCCCGCAGAATCATCACTTTCAGAATCACTATTATTCTCGTCTGCATCCGCGTCAACGTCAACGTCAACATCAACGTCAACCTCAGTAGAATCATTTTTTAAATAAACAATATTTTGATAATCTAATTCAATATCATTTACAAAATTAGTTTCTTCCGTCGTATTATTTCCAATATCAAATACGTCAATATTAACAGGAGTATTTCTAATTTCCAAACGATTTTTATTAGCTCGAGAACCATAATTGAACATTTCGTTTTTATCAAAACCAGTAATTGAGAACAATTTTTTGATATTCTCACTAAAATAATCCGAATTATTCAAGTAATCCAAATCATCGCTAACATTCATTTTATATTTATCTTGAATACCTAAATAAGAACCATAATAATCAACACCATGAATAAAATTATGTTTTTCCATTAGCTTACTAGTAAGGAAACTAAAAAAACTATCAACATAAGATGCGTTATTTGGCTCACTTAATTTAGGGTGTGGTTTAATATCAGAATCATTCAAACAATGTTCTGGTAGTGTGATTAAACTATCATCGATAGAGTATTTACCAATCATGTAGCGAATGGGGTCCAATAAAGGAGAATATTTGATGAATACATTTTTATTGATAATATCTTTTGTAGAAAAATCATAAGTATGTTGAGTATCATAGAAATGATATTTATTATTCAATGAAATTTTCTCAAAGTCGATATTTCTACAAGAATCCAAATCGAATAATTTGGAATAAATCGGATTATATTTTTGTATTTTTTGAATATGAAAAGGGTTATAGTTATGTTCTAAATCTTCATTGAATGGTTCAAAAGATTCTTTTAATTTTTCTAAATTTATATATTCGGTATTTAAAAATTCAACATCAAATTTATGATTTTCTTTAGGAGTATTGAGAACATTCATTTTTGAAAAGCAGTATAAGTGTTTAATATATTTTAGAATTGATTTTCAAACGTAACATAATATACTTTACAAAATTCCAATATGTAAAATCGATAATAGTTACGTTTATTTATAAATATCTATATATTGATATATTTTAATAATCAAAAACAATATGACGTTAGAATTAAAAAAATTCAATATGCGTGAAATTACATTTAGACCAGACGAAAATAAAGGGCCAGTAATTGTAATGATAGGACGTCGTGATACAGGTAAATCATTTTTAGTAAGAGACCTTTTGTATTATCATCAGGATATTCCAATTGGTACTGTTATTTCTGGAACAGAAGCAGGTAATGGATTTTATGCTGCGCATGTACCTAAATTATTTATTCATGAAGAATATAATACAGTATTGATTGAAAATGTACTGCGTAGGCAGAAAACGGTATTAAAGCAAGTAAATAAAGAATTAGAGATGTATCGAAAAACGACGATAGACCCACGCGCATTTGTTATATTAGATGATTGTTTATATGACCAAACATGGACAAAGGATAAGATGATGCGTCTGTTATTTATGAATGGTAGACATTGGAAAATTATGCTTATTATTACTATGCAGTATCCACTAGGTATTCCACCCAATCTACGTACAAATATTGATTATGTTTTTATTTTAAGAGAACCTTATTTAACAAATAGAAAACGTATTTGGGAGAACTATGCTAGTATGTTTCCAACATTGGAGTCATTTTGTGCGGTGATGGACCAAACAACCGAGAACTATGAGTGTTTAGTCATCAATAACAACGCGAAATCGAATAAATTGAATGACCAGATTTTCTGGTATAAAGCAGAGAACCATCCAGATTTTAGATTAGGTTCAAAAGAATTCTGGGAAATATCGAAAAATATGGGTTCTGATGACGAGGATGATGCTTATGACCCAAGTAAGGGAAAGAAACGTCAAGGACCGGCCATTAATGTAAAAAAAAATAAATGGTAAATTATCAAATTCAATAATATTTTCTTGTTTGAATATTATTGGATATAAAAATCTACTCCGATCTAAACTCCAAACGCCGTCGAATGTCACTGACAAAATCAGTAAAAATAATAGCATCTTGTGTTAAATCATTCGGTTGAATATTAGTAAATGAATTTACAGGTTCAGCGTCATTTGCCGATTCATTGTCAGAATCGCTATCATTTTCATTATCAGATACATAGATTTCATTATCATCATCAACGATTTCTAAGTGAGTATTTTCATAAGAATCGAAATAATTCGTCTTTTTAAAAGGGATATGTTTATCATTATGAGAAATAATAAGTTTTTTATCATTTTGTTGTATAATAATAGTTTTGCCAAATCGATTATTGTATTTTACAAATTGGGAAAGACGTATATCTAATTCTCGAGAACATTTATACCGATAAGAAATATCAAGTGAATATTCCTTATGTAAATAAAGACGAATATATGGACGCATAATAGTAACCAATTTTTCTTTTGGAAAATCTTTATCCACTGAAATGATTCTATGAAATTTACTTTCTTTGAATATTCGCAAACTGAGTTTATAGAGAATATTCTCATCGCTATTTTTGATATAACTATCAATATACGAATTCCGAATTAAAACCTCATTATGAAGTCGAAATTTTTTTAAATGGAAATTACATAAAAAATACTGATGAAACAATGACGACATAACATAATCACTTTTTTTAATAAAAAAATAAATATTATACAAATCCGATTTTTGAAATGGTAAATTATTATATGGATTTTTCGAAGGAAGTGGTTCTGAAAAAAAGTAAGGACTATTAATAAGAGAAGTTTCAACAATATGTTTTAAATCCATAATAGTAAATAGATATTTTTTACCATTTTGTAAAATAGTGATAACATTTCGATTATTTTCACTAATAGGATTCAAATATATATCAGTTTGGATAGCAAAACTTGTTTTACGCCATTTATAGTTTCTAACTAGACGATTTAATCTATAATATAAACACTGTGCTTTAGAAAAAGCATCTATAAACATATCTTTTGTATCAGGAGTAATAAAAAAATTATGTACTGTTGATTTATAATATTCAAATTTTTTTTTAATAGATGGTTCTTTTATACCACAAAATAATAAATATAACATATTTTTAAATGTAGTGACAGAATGGCAATTATATGATATATATCCATTCTCATCCAAATCTTTTACAAAACGATTTCTAACAGCAATTAATTCATAATCGAAAACACATTTATAAAAAGAGATACAATTATCTTTTTTACACTCCGTTAAATTATAATTATATAATTCATCGGATTCACTATTTTGTTTATGTATTATTTGATAAAAAGTATTCATGAAAAATATATTTGTCTAAAAATATAAAGCATCAATACTTTATATTTTTTACGATACTACTTTATATATATTAGCCTATTCATCTTTTTTATCATCATTATCATTTGAAACATTATTTTCGAGTGCTGATTTAACTAATAATTCATTTCTAAGTTTAGTGGATTCTACGTCAGCTACCTCACGTTCTTCGAAATTAACTGTCTCTTTGACACCAATTAAATTACCTTCTTCGTCCATAGTTTGTGTTAATACATTACCACTCTTCTTTGCCTTTTCAATGTTCTCCATAATAGCCTTCTTTTTAGTTTCACGAACGCGTTCCTCGAATTCTTTCTTAGCCATTTCTTCGTTCTTGAGTTTTTCTTTATGTAGAGCATTTAATTCTTCCTCAAGATGTTCAACACGACCAGTTTTATAAGCATCAGGGTCCCATGGAATCCAAATACCTACTGGACCGACAAAAATATCGTGGTTAGGGTCTTGTTCTCTCATTTTTTTACAACGAGCTTCCGCCTCATCTTGAGTAGGAAATACACCACGTACTTTCAAACCACGCACCGATGTTTGGAAAGCATGTTCGCGACTAAATTGTTCGTTTAATTTCTCTTCTTGTTTATCCATAAAATTTTTATAATCGTCTTCTATTCCACTCTTTTTCAATTTATCGTTTTCTTCTTTTACAAAATCATTGAAATCATTAATAAGTTCTTCTACTTTTAAATTGTATTTATATGCGATGAAATGGATAAAATCAAAATATCTTTCCATGGACTTAGAAAATTCCCACTGTTTGATAAATTGGTCAAATAGATATACTTCACGTTTTTTCAGAATTTTTTCTGGTGAAACAAAAGACATACAGACGAATTTTTGTCCGGCAATTGGAGGGTCTTCATCACATAAATCAATATATTTAGGATTAGGCTTGCCGTTTTCCAATGTTTTCTTTTCGAAGGAAGACATTTCCAATAATTATATTTTATAAAATGATTTACTGTTTAAGTGTTTTCAAAACATAATAATTTATTTAGGGTATTTTTGAAATATTTTATTTTGTTGGAATATAATATATAAGTAACTCGAATGTTTGATTTTACTGAATTAGTTAAGCGCGCAATTAAGTACTTAATTGAAGGTCTAGCAGTAGCAATCTGTGCTTATGCTATCCCAAGAAAACAATTAAATGTTGAAGAAATTGTCATTATTGCTTTAATGGCTGCTGCTACATTTAGTGTTCTTGATGTATTTATTCCAGCAATGGGTTCATCCGCAAGAGGAGGAGCAGGTTTCGGTTTAGGCGCCAATTTGATTGGAGGTCTTAAAATGGTAGCATAAATATAAATCCCGTTTTCATTTAGAAATATAAAATCATGTTTTAATATTGTATTTCGATACAATATCAAAAAACTTGTGACCATACGATGGTGACCATACGATGGTGACCATACGATGGTGACCATACGATGGTGACCATACGATGGTGACCATACGATGGTGACCATACGATGATTATTATAAAAACAATTTTACGTTATTTATTTAGAAAAAAAGTAGATAGCTCTAGTATATAGACAGGCAATGGACTCAAAAGACGAAAGAATAGTAGCTTTACAAAACGAGATTATACAATTAAAACAACAATTAGAAAAATATACAAATAATGAAAGACATAAGAAATATTATGAAAAAAATAAAGAGCGTGTAAAGCAAAATGCTAGAGAATATTTGAATAAATTAAAAGAGCAGAATCCAGAAAGGTTAAAAGAATATCGTCATAGAGCTTATTTAAAACGCAAAGAACGATTGGGTATTACAAATGAATCCACAATAGAGAACACAACTGATGGTGTATAAATCTTATATATCATAATAAGGATTATCATGTATTTTCATACCACAATATTCTTTTGGGGATTGTTTATAATCTACTGGATTATGTATTCCAGCTTCTTTAGCATTTTCTAATAAAAATTTGAAATTATCCCAGAATTCACTTTTATG